AGAGAAGTTGCAAAATTCAAAAACTCTGTTGCTACAAATCTTATGATTTTAGATGAGGTATTTGATAGTTCACTTGATGGCCAAGGGACAGAAGAATTCCTAAAAATTATTCGGTTCGTAGTTAAGGATGCAAATATCTTCGTCATCTCTCATAAAAGTGGGATGGATGATCGATTTGAAGATGTGATACGATTTGAAAAAATTAAAGGATTCAGCAGGATGGTAAAATGATTGGTATTGTTGGTAATGGATTTGTTGGAAATGCAGTCTACCAAAACTTTAGAGACAAAGAGACCACTAAGGTTTATGATGTAGATAAGAATAAATCGTTCAACACTCTAGAAGAGATACTGGAGTGTGACTATATTTTTGTATGTCTTCCAACACCAATGCGATCTGGTGGTGAATGTGATTTGTCCATCCTAGACAACTTCTTTGAATCGCTCCCAGATTTTGTTACAGGAACATTCATCATTAAGTCTACAGTTCCTGTTGGCACGACTAAAAAATATTCCGAAAGACATAATGTAATTCACAACCCAGAGTTTCTAACGGCAAGAAATGCAGTTCAAGATTTTGCCAACTCTGAAAGAAACGTAATTGGTGGGGATCCTGAACTTTGCAGAGATTTTGCAAAACTCTTTACTAAGTGTTTTCCAAAAATTCCTAACATTATGGTTTCCTCTGATGAAAGTGAGGCTATCAAATATTTTTCCAACACCTTCCTTGCATGTAAGGTAGCATATTTCAATAAGATGTATGACTTTTGTGAAGCATCAGGAATGGACTTCTATAGTGTATGTGATGGAGTGATTGCTGATAGTAGAATCGGTAGATCTCACACTCAAGTTCCTGGGGTTGATAATGACCGTGGATTTGGTGGCACTTGTTTCCCTAAAGATCTCAACTCTCTTGTAGTTCAAATGGAATCTAAAGGTGTCAATGCGTCGATGCTGAGGGAAGTTTGGAAATACAATGAGAAAATTAGAAAAGTAATTGATTGGCCTGTAACATGAAAGTATTAGTAACTGGACATCGTGGATTTATTGGTAGGCACGTTTTTGCTGATTGGAGAGGAACTCATGGATATGATGTTCACGGACTTGATCGTCCCGATGATATTTCTCAATTTGATGGTGGTGATTATGGGTTAATTATTCATCTTGCTGCATGGGCAGACATTCGTGAGAGTCTGGAAAAACCAGAAGAATATTATAATAATAATGTTGTTAAAGCAAAACCCATTTTTGATTGGTGTGCAAAGACTGGTACACGTCTTCTTTATGCATCTTCAAGTGCTGTTGATGATAAGTATTGGGAAAATCCATACGCCATGAGTAAATGGGTCAATGAACAGATGGCACCACCAAACTCTGTGGGAATGAGATTCACTACAGTCTATGGCCCCGATGTCCGTCCTAATATGATGTATGGTCTCCTTAGAGATAAAAAGGCAACATATGTCACCAATCATAAAAGAGATTGGATTCATGTGAAAGATGTGTGTCGTGCCATTAGATATCTTGCTTCAAACGATATTACTGGAGTGATTCCCGTTGGATATGGTGAGTCAGTTCCAGTTAGAAAACTGGCAGAGAAGTTTGGTCAAGGCGATTTGCCAGTCAAAGAATCCACACCTGGTGAAGCGATTGATAATGTTGCTGACATCAGTATCTTGACTAGTATCGGATGGTTTCCTACAATAAATATTCTGGATACTGTCTCGACCGATGACAACGCCTAACTGGCAACACCACTCCAAGAAGGAGCAGAAAAGAAAACTAAAACCACAAGCGATGAGAGCTAGGCGTGAAGCACTGCGCCAGTTCAAAAAGCAGCACATGGGTCGTCGTAAAGGCGACCTTTCGTCGTATTATGGCCACATACAGAAAAGAACACATGGCAGTCTCTCACGAAATCAAATCTCAACTTGCCAAACTGCTTGCTACTGAAGATCTGGTTGTTGAGCACAAGAAAATCAAGACCGCTCAGTTTAATGTCCACACTCGTGTGTTGACTCTGCCGATGTGGGAGAAGGCAAGCAATACTGTCTATGATCTACTAGTTGGTCATGAAGTGGGTCATGCTCTCTATACACCCGATGAAGATCCTCCGGCTGGTATTCCACATCAATTTGTGAATGTGGTTGAGGATTGTCGGATTGAAAAGTTGATGAAGCGTAGGTACATGGGTCTTGCTAAGACCTTCTATCGTGGATATCAGGAACTAAATGAGGAAGATTTCTTTGAGATTCAAGGTGAAGATCTGACCACTTTCAATCTTGCTGATAAAATCAACCTTAACGCTAAGGTTGGTAATTTTGTAAAGATTGAGTTCTCTGAAAAAGAGAGGGAGATCGTTGATATGGTTCATGCTTGCGAAACCTTTGCGGATGTTGCCATCGCAGCAGAGGTCCTGTACAAGTTTTGTAAGCAAGAACAAGAAGCAAATCAAAAAGTAAAAGATCTTGATCAACTTGATAATCTTCCCCCCACACCTCCTAGCGAGTCTCCCTCTAGCATGGAAGCACCCCCAGTGAGTGAAGATCTTGGTGAAGAGGATGGAGAGTCAGAACAATCTGAATCTACTGAATATCATGATGAAGATCGTGAGTCTGGTAGTGTATCCTCTGAAATGGATTATACTGAAGCACCTGATGTTCGCACTGCAGATTCTCTAGATAACAAACTTCAAGATCTAGTTGGCCATGGTTCTTATGAGAATAACTATGTTGAGATTCCCAAGGTGAATCTTGACACTGTTGTAATCAAGAACTCTGAGATTCATGAGTATATTGATCAGTGGTTTAATCTTCAGCAAGAAAGGTATACTGAACATGATCTTTATGAAGCAGTTGATACTGAGTTTAGAAAGTTCAAACAGACAGCTCAAAAGGAGGTAAGTTATCTTGTCAAAGAATTCGAGTGCCGTAAATCTGCAGACTCTTATGCTCGTGCTACTACTAGTCGGACTGGAGTTCTCAATACAAGCAAGTTACACACTTATCGATACAATGAAGACCTGTTTAAAAAAGTAACGACTCTTCCTGATGGTAAAAATCATGGTTTGATTTTTGTATTGGATTGGTCTGGATCAATGCAATACACCCTGAAAGATACTTGTAAGCAACTGTTTAATCTTATCTGGTTCTGCAGAAAAGTTGGAATTCCTTTTGACGTATTTGCTTTCACTGGAGAGTGGAAACAAAGTGAGTTTGATCGACTTCAGGAACAATATACTTTCCCAGATGTAACACCACACTATGAAAAAGAAGAGGGCCTTCTTGCTGTACATGAGAGGTTCTCTATGATGAACTTGCTCACTAGTGAGATGTCTGGTAAGCACATTGAGAAACAACTTATCAATGTTTGGAGACTTGCTTGCGCTTTCTCAAATACCTGGTCATGTGGTTATACATATCCTCCAAGGGTTACACTTTCGGGGACACCTTTGAATGAAGCAATTATTTCTCTTCATCAGATCATCCCACATTTCCAAAAAACTCACAAACTTCAAAAAGTTCATTGTATTGTTTTGACTGATGGTGAGGCAAATACTGTTCCCTATCATGTGGAGATTCAACGTGGCCCTGATGCAGAACCTTACATGGGATGTCGTAGGGTCAACCCTGAGGGAACTTTCCTTCGTGATCGTAAACTTGGCACGACTTATAAGTTTAGTCATAGGTACAATGAGTTTACTGATGTTCTTCTAACTAATCTGAGAGATCGTTTCCCTAACACTAGTTTTATTGGTATCCGTGTTCTTGAGGGAAGGGATATGAATCGATTCCTTAATCTTTATTTTGATTCCACCGAAGATGATGGTTGGCTTAAAAAAGAAAAGATTCAACTTGAATGGAAAAAGACAAAAAGTTTTGCTCTTAAAAATTCAGGATACCATGTGTATTTCGGTCTTTCTTCTAGTGTTTTATCATCAGACTCTGAGTTTGATGTGAAAGAAGATGCAACCAAATCTCAGATTAAGAGTGCATTTGTTAAGTCTTTGAAGACTAAAAAACTAAATAAGAAAGTTCTAAGCGAATTTATTTCTTTGGTGGCATGAGTAAAGATCAGTTACCAGAATGGAGAAGAAAAGCACTTGCTGATCCAGAACTTAAGGAGTGGCAAGTGGAAGCTCTTATGAAAGGACCGCAGACCTTAGCACAGGCATGGTTTTTAGGAGCAATGAAAATAAAGTATGGACGATATTCAGACTGACCACTTGGGGGTTTTTTGACCCCCTTTTTCATATATAATACCTTCAGTTCAAACAAATCAAATGGGTCTTTCCAAAGACAGCATCATCAGTTCACTTCAAGATCTCTACGGCACTGAGTTCACTGCTGCTGATGTCCGTGCATGGTGCAACATGAACGACTGTGCATATCAAACTGTTACGAACAAACTGACTGACTTCAAAGTTGGTCGTGGTAAGTGGAACCTGGAAGTTACAAAAGAGACTGTAGAAGAATTGGAAGTAACTTATAATGCTCCTGCAGCAATGCCTGCTATTCAACAGAACCTTATCCCACAGAAAGATGATACCTTCGTCAAGTTTGGCAATTTCAATGATGTTAAAAAAATTGTTCAGTCCGGTCTCTTCTACCCTACGTTTATCACGGGTCTCTCGGGCAATGGTAAAACGTTTTCTGTCGAACAAGCGTGCGCCCAACTTGGACGAGAACTCATCCGTGTAAACATTACTATCGAAACCGATGAAGATGATCTTATTGGCGGTTTCCGCCTTGTTGATGGCAACACCGTCTGGCACAATGGCCCGGTCATCGAGGCCCTTGAACGAGGAGCTGTCCTGCTCCTTGACGAGATCGACCTTGCCTCTAATAAGATTCTCTGTCTCCAATCTATCCTTGAAGGAAAAGGAGTATTCCTTAAAAAGATCGGAAGGTGGGTTAACCCTGCAAGTGGATTCAACGTCATCGCCACAGCAAACACTAAAGGTAAAGGTTCAGACGACGGACGATTCATTGGAACTAACGTGCTCAATGAGGCCTTCTTGGAACGTTTTCCCGTAACCTTCGAGCAAGAGTATCCCACTGTCGCTATTGAAACTAGGATTCTTGGTAAGATCTGTGATGATGCTGATTTCTGCAAGCGTCTCTCCGATTGGGCAGACATTATCCGTAAGACTTTCTATGATGGTGGTATTGAGGAGATTATCTCTACTCGTCGTCTGGTTCACATTGTGAAAGCATACAGTATCTTTAACGATAAGGAAAAGGCAATCAGTGTCTGTGTTAATCGTTTTGATGATGACACTAAACAAGCATTCCTTGAGCTGTATGATAAAGTTGATGTTGACTTTGATCTGACTGCTACTGGTGAAAAGGTTTATGTTGACCAAGAGGCAGGATCCTGATATAATTATGGCAAACTCTTGGTCCTTTCTATACGATGAATTGAACATGGATACAGGTACTCTGAATTTGGGAACACCCATTCCTGGTGGTATGGGTGACGATCACATTACTTTCCACCTTGATATGAACAAAGACCCTAATCGATACAAATACGATGAGGATACTATCCTCAAAGAATTGCAAGATTATATTTCTGGCACATATAACGCTCACTACTCTGCTGGTGATGACAAGATTCAAACTCTTGATCTAATTGAAGCTTGTGGTGATGGTGAAGCATTCTGCCGATCCAACATCCTCAAGTATGCCTCTCGTTATGATAAGAAAGGCACTGCCCGACGTGACATTATGAAGATTCTGCACTATGCTGTGCTTCTGATGCATTTCAATGACAAGAACGCAAAGCGTGAGACTTATCCCCAATGAAACTGAAAGAAAAAACTATGAAACTGTCTGATTCTACTCTGACACTGTTGAAGAACTTTAGCAACATCAACCAGTCCATTCTGTTCAAGAAGGGCAGGTCTCTCCGCACTATCAGTGTGATGAAGAACATTCTTGCTGAGGTGACTATTAATGAAGAGATTCCTCAAGATTTTGGTATCTACGATCTGAACCAGTTTCTGAACGGTCTGTCTCTGCACCAAAGTCCTGATCTTGACTTTGCTAATGATGGATATGTTGTTATCAAGGAAGGTCGCTCTCGGTCTAAGTATTTCTTTGCTGATCCTGCTGTGATCATCACCCCTCCTGAAAAAGAGATTACTCTTCCTAGTGAAGATGTTTGTTTTGAACTGAGCACTCAACAACTGGATAAACTGCTCAAGGCTGCTGCTGTCTATCAACTGCCTGATCTGTCTGCTGTTGGTGAAGCAGGTGTTGTCAAACTCGTGGTTCGTGACAAGAAGAATGATACTTCTAACGAGTTCTGTGAGATCGTTGGTGAAACTAACTCCGAGTTCTCTTTCAACTTCAAAGTTGAGAACATCAAGATTCTCCCTGGAACTTATGAAGTTGTTGTTTCGCAAAAACTTCTCTCTCGATTCACCAGTCGTGATTATGATCTGAAGTACTTTATCGCTCTGGAACCTGATTCTACCTTTGGCTGATGAAGCACATCCTCTTTACCCTTAAGGGATGTCCGTTTGAACTCCTTGATGATAGAGAGTTCATTCGGATGCTTCTATACAGAGCAACCAAAGAGGCAAAATCAACACTTCTGAATCTTGCAGTTCATAAGTTTGATCCTCAAGGTGTAACTGGTATTGCTATGCTTGC